TAATATATTAAATAATAAGGTTAGGATTAATAACGTGAATAAAGAAAAAGAAAACCGCAGCTTTAATTTAGCTAATGTAGAAATAAGAGAAAATAACGAGGGCGAGTTTACCTATAGCTTTAGCGGTTACGCTAGCGTATTTGATAAACCATACGGTGTTAGAGATAGTAAAGGAACTTATACCGAAACAATAAAGCCGGGCGCGTTTAAGAAAACACTTCAAGAACAAGACGACGTTCGCTTTTTAATTAATCACGACGGCATACCTTTAGCTCGTAGTAGTAGCGGTACCTTAAAATTAGAAGAAGATGAATACGGATTATTTGTTCAAGCAGATTTAGACCCTAATAACCCTAAAGTCGCAGAAGTTGCAAGCGCTATGAAACGTGGCGACTTAAATGAGATGTCTTTTGCTTTCGCAGCAATACGCGATGACTTTAGCGGTGAAAAAAGAGATGTACAAGAAGTACGACTATTTGATGTAAGCGTCGTAACTTACCCGGCTAATAGTTACGCGGGTGCTACTTTAAGAGGTTTAGATATTTCCGAAAACCTTAAAGAATTAGTTGAAAGTAGAAATACTGATCAAGCCGTAAAAGTTTTAGAGCAAATAATTGAAGAACTAGATAAACCTAGCGAAGAAGATGAACGCTCTAAAAGTAATCCTAAATTAGAAGTCTTAAAAATTAAGATGAAAAAAGACGGATTACTCTAAGACGTAACGCCGGTTTTATAACCACCTTACGCACTAAGTACAAGCAAATTAATTACATAAAGGAATTAAATTGAAAAAATTAATTGAGTTAAGGGACGCTAACGCAGTAGAACTTGATACTTTAGTTAATGAAATGGAAGAAATGGAAGCAGGCGAAGAACTCGACGCTAAGTTAGAGCGCTCAAATGTTTTAGTTTCCAAAATTAAAGAACTAGAAGAAAAAATCAAGGCAGACGCAGATATGCGACAAACCCTTAAAGAAGTTGAGGAAAGTAGAAAATCTTTAGATATTGAAGACGAAGACATTTCCGAAACACGTATGGAAGTTAAAGAGCCGGATATGTACCGTAAAGGTGGAGAAAATTCTTTCTTTTCAGATATGTATGCAGCTAAATTTAACAGCGATTATGACGCACAAAAAAGATTATCCGACCACCAAGAATTCTCTAAAAGAGATGTTGGAACAGGAGCTTTTACAGGCCTCGTAGTACCGCAGTACCTCGTTGAAGATTATGCACCACTTGCAAGAGCGGGCGCTAATTTTTATAACGCAGTACCAAAAAGAGATTTACCTACTTTTGGTAACAAAGTAGAAATTTCAAGAATTACAACAGGATCAAGCGCTGCTGAACAAGCAAGCGAAAATGCTGCTGTTTCCGAAACTAATATGGACGACACTTTATTAACTGTAAACGTTGATACAATTGCCGGTCAGCAAGACGTTTCAAAGCAAGCCCTCGATAGAGGCGGACAACCGGGCTTTAATTTGGAAGATATTATTTTCCAAGACCTAGCTGCTGCTTACTACACAAAACTTGACAATTTACTACTTAACGGTTCCGGTTCGTCCGGGCAACCATTAGGACTGACTTCTGTTTCCGGTGTTAATGCCGTGACTTATACAGACGCTAGCCCTACAGTAGCGGAACTATTTCCTAAAATAGCCGACGCTATTCAGCAAGTACATTCAAACAGGTTTGCACCTGCTACCGCAATAATTATGCACCCTAGACGTTGGGGTATGATTACTAGCGGAGTAGATAGCTCTAATAGACCTCTAGTACTACCTGCTGGCAACGCACCGCAAAACGCTTATGGCGTAGGCGACGCTGCTAAATATGGAGTAGTAGGACAACTATTAGGTATACCGGTAATAACCGACGCTAATGTTGCAACCAACTTGGGAACAGGTACTAACGAAGACGAAATTTATATCGTTAGAGCCGAAGACCATATTTTATTCGAGCAAGACGTGTTTACAGCTAAGTTTGAAGAAACTAATGCCGGATCACTTACTACTAAGTTAGTGGTTTACGGATATGTTGCTTTTGCTAGCGGTAGATACCCTGCCGGAATATCCACCATTGGTGGAACAGGATTGGTAACACCAACCTTTTAATTAAATTAGTTTTAGTATGTCGGGCAACCGACATACTGAAACTTATAAAGGAAATTATGAAAGATAAAAAACAAAAAATAGAGGCTTTAAAGAAAGAGTTAAAACATTATGAATTATATAAAAAAGCTGATCGAGCCGAAGATGTTAAAAAAGAAATTAAAGCGCTTGGCGGCAAAATTGAAAATAAAGCTGCTAAACCTAAAGCCGAAAAAAAAGTCGTAAAGAAGTAATTATGCCTAAAGGTATTGGCTACGGTAATAAAAAAATGAAAGGTCGTAAAGGTAAAGGCCGTAAGGGTAAGTAACCTATGGCTATTACTAACGGGTATATAACCCAAAACGATTTAAAAGAGTTCGTAGGTATACCTACTAGTGATACTGCGGACGACGACTTATTAGATAACGCTATTAACGGGGCTAGTAGGCAGATAGACGCCTTTTGCGGACGTAAGTTTTACGCCGACGGATCAACTAGCGCACGCCAATATTTTACACACGATTTTTATAGATTATTAGTCGACGATATTTCCACCGCTACGGGACTAGTAGTTAAATACGACGATGACGACGACGGTACTTATGAAGTAACCGTACCTAGTAACGAATTTCAATTATTACCAATAAACGGTGTTGTAGGGGGTATAGAGGGTAGCCCTTACTACATTATTCAATTAAATAGTAACGGTAGTTACGAGTGGCCTACTAGTAATACTAGTAACAGGCCTTATGCAGAAATTACAGCTAATTGGGGTTACGCTACTACACCCGAGCCGATAAAATACGCTACTAAAATGTTAGCTAGCGAGCTTTTTGCTATGCGTAACGCACCTTTAGGGGTAGCTGGCGTAGGCGACTTTGGGGTAGTTAACGTACAACAAAATAGAGAAGTAACTCGTTTATTAGCACCATTCCGTAAGGCTAGCGTTTTAGGTGTAGTTTAATGGCCGCCCTACAAGATGTCCGGGACGGTATTAAAACTACTTTAGAAAATAATATAAGCGGTTTAAGAGTTTATGACGTAGTTCCGGATTACGCTTTAAACTTTCCGGTAGCAATAGTTTTACCCGTAAATATAAATTTTAATATAGCTATGCAAAGAGGAACTGATCAGTACACGTTTGACATTTTAGTAGCCGTAGAGCGTGGTAATAGCCGTACCGCACAAGATAAACTAGACCAATATATAACAGGGCAAGGTAGTAGTTCACTAAGGCAGGCTATATTTAATAATAGAACGTTAGGCTTAGATAACACCGACGCGACTATAACCGGCGTAAGTAATTACGCAGCGGACGTTAACTTAAACGGAATAGACGCAATAGGAGCTAATGTAAGCTTAGAAGTTTATACTAAAGGAAGTAGTTAATGCCTAAATTTAAAATAATAGGAACGAAAAAAATAGACGGTAAAGAGCCGGGCAGCACAATAAACCTAGAGGACTTAGATAAAATTATTACTTTAACTAAAGCCGGGCATATTGTAGCAATTAGTAAAAAAGAAAATTTAAAAAAAGCAAAAAAAGCACTTGATCAAGGAAATAAAAAAGATGAGGTTAAAGATGTCAAATAATTGTTGTGGGGCTTGCCCTAATGGTTGCGGTGGTAAGTAATGGCTAAATACGTATTTACGGACGGTAAATTATTTTTAGACGGTTACGACTTTAGTAGTAATACTAACGCGGTTACTTTAGACGTAACGGTAGATGAGCAAGACGTTACTACCATTAATAGCGGTGGCTTTAGAGAGAGAATAGGCGGTCTTAAAGATAGCACTATTTCTATAGACGGCTTTTACGAGGCAGGGGCAGAAAAACCCGACGCTTTATTAGGCGCTAACGTAGGTAACGAAATTATATGTACAGTAGTTCCGGACGCCGGAGTAGGTAATACCGCCTACTTTTTAAAATCTAAATTATTTAGTTACTCAATACTAGGGGCTATAGGCGAAGTTACGCCGTTTACAGTAAGTAAAAGTAATAGCACCGATAAAGTTGTAAGGGGTACTATTGAAATAGATAGCGACATTACCGCTACAGGATCAAGCACCGGAATACAATTAGGCGCCGTAGCAGCAACCGAAAGCATATACGCGGCTATACATTGTACCGGAGTAAGCGGTACCGGTACCCCTACTATTACGTTCGTATTAGAAAGCGATGATAATGCAAGCTTTACTAGTGCTACTACTAGAGCTACGTTTACAGACATTACCGCTATAGCTAGCGAGATAAAAAAAGTAAGCGGGGCAATTACAGATGACTATTATAGACTTTCTTACACCGTTAGCGGTACTACACCTAGTTTTAGTATTCACGCTACGCTCGGCATAGAATAAGCACGTCAACCGGCTATTTTCTGCCGTTTTGACGCCCTTAAAATTCATAGTTAAGCAAGTACGCCTACCTATTAAATATATACATTTTTTCTAAAAAAACCTTATTTTAAAAGACTTATTACGACTTTATGGTTTATAATGGTCAAGTAAATTACTTAGGAGGTAGATAATGGCGTTAAGTAGAAAATATTATGAATTAATAGCGGAAGAAATTAATAAATTGTATAAGTTAAAAGAGGGACAACAAAGCGCTATATTTACATTAGACCAATTAATGAATAATTTAGCTATAAGATTTGAAGAAGATAATGCTAATTTTGATAATGTTAAATTTCTTCA